AGTGTCGTAGTACGTTTTTGGAAGCCAGTTCATTATTGCACCTCTTCAGGTTCTTCAATTACTTCTAAGGTACTTTGATAACCAACTAAAGCTGTAACTCTAATATCTAATTGATATTGTAGTTGAGCCATTTGCTCTCTAAGGTTTTGAATCTCTCCTTGCAAAGTTTCTGTATAAGCGATTCTTTGTTGTAGTTGAGGGTCTACAGGTTGTTCTGTAGTTTCAGTTGTTTCTACTGCTTTTTCTTCAGTCATTTTTTATCCTTATGAATTAGCTGATATATAAGCTTTACCCGTTGTTACTCCGCCACTACAAGTAGTTTTTTTACTTGAAGATGAACCGACTACGTTAGGTGTATCATCTTCTGAATCAACAGGTGCGTAAGCTAAGATAGTTTCTAAGTGGTCAACATTACGTTGTACCATTTCATTTATCTCGGCTTGTGTCATAGTTGTTGTATCAGCTTCTGCTGAACCACCAACATACGTTGATTTTTTACCATTCGTATTGATGTCGTTGATAAGCGTTACGCTATCTGTTGCTGCTGTTAGCACTTCTGCTACTGTTTGAGCCATATTATTCTCCTTATGAATTTGCGGTTATATAATTTTTACCTGTAGTAATAGCTGTTGTATAAGCAGATTTATCTACTGAAGAACCAGCCACATCTGGATAGCGTTTAGTGCCGTCATAAGCAAGTACGCTTTCTAAATGTTTTACATTATTATCTACCATAGTGTTTATTTCAGATTGCGACATTCCTATTGTTGCTCTATAAGATTCACCATCATGTCCAATACCTGTTTTTATGTAATTAATTACATTTACTGAATCCATAGCTGATGTAAGGGTTTGTGCTACTGTTTTGATTGGTATAGTCATAAATATTTTAGTTTAATTTTTTCTTAAGTTCTTCTACTTCTGCTGAAAGTTCTTGAACTGCTTTAATAAGAGGATGTATAAACATTTCTTGTGAAACAGATTGTATGCCTGTATTTTCTTCTACATCCCAACCACCGAAATCTTCAATGCTATGTTCATCAATAGCTTCCTTAACTTCTTGTGCTATTAAACCATACATTTTTTTATTATATTGTGGTTTTAATTGAGTTTCATCATAGTCGGGTAAGCTTGGGTCTATGTCTGCTTTTGCTTTCCAAGTAAAAGTTACTGGGTTTAAATCGTTAATAAAAGCTAAACCACAATCATTATTAGGTACAATATTTTCTTTGTATCTTTCATCAGATACTCTTGTCCAAGAAGCGTTTGTATCAAAGTTATTATAAACTCTATCGTTACCAGTGCCTTTACCAAATGTAAATGTGTTATTACCATGACTTAATAGACCATTACCTAAAACAATTTGATTATTTCCACTATAAACACTTACGTTAGTTCCATAACCTACTAACGTGTTAGCATATCCCGTAGTTATTACATCACCAGAACTACGACCAATGCACGCATTTGAGTAACCAGTAGTGATATTCTCTCCTGCATAATTACCAAAAGCTGTATTTCCTGTTGCGGTTGTCATGTCTACTAAAGAAGCGTAACCTACTGCTGTATTGTCATTAGCTGTTGTAGATTCTGACATACTAAAATGACCAACTGCCGTATTAAACACATTACCAGTAGTAGTATTTTGTTTAGTTAGGGCAACATTACCAATAGCAATTTGATACGAACCACCTGTTACTGCGTCTAAAGCAGTATCGCCAATAGCTAATTGATAAGTAGAAGTAGTAACTGAAGAAGCAGCACCAACACCTATTGCTATATTATTTGCACCAGTAGTACATGCTCCTAATGCTCCATATCCTATAGCAGTTACAGATGAGGCTGTTGTTACTGCGTCTGCTGCTGTTGCACCTACTGCTGTGTTTTCTGCACCTGTAGTGTTTGCTACCATAGCATTCATACCAACTGCTGTGTTGTTTGCTCCTGATGTATTAACTGCTAATGCTTGACCACCTAAAGCAGTATTGTTTGCTGCTGTTGTAGCTACGCCTAATGTGTTGTAACCAACTGCTGTGTTGAGACTTCCTGTAGTAAGTGCATCTCCTGCAGTAGCACCTACTGCTACGTTATATTCACCTGTAGTATTTGCTATTAATGAACCATAGCCAACTGCGGTGTTATTAGAAGCTGTGGTGTTTGCTGCAAGTGCACTATCACCAACAGCAGTATTGTTTCCACCAGTAGTTTGTGCAGTAAGAGCATTTCTTCCAACTGAAACTGTGTAATCTCCTGTGGTATTGGCATCTAAGGAACCTGAACCAACTGCGACATTTCCTGTACCTGTAGTGTTTGCCTTTAAAGAATCGTGTCCAACCGCAGTATTATTTGAAGCAGTTGTATTATTATCTAAAGAACCTTGTCCTACTGCTGTGTTAGAATTACCTGTGGTGTTAGCATCTAAAGCACTTGAACCAACTCCTGTATTTTCAATACCTGTGGTATTTACAAGTAAAGCACCTTTACCGACTGCTGTGTTTTGTGTACCTTCAGTATTTGCACTTAACGATTCAAAACCAACAGCAGTATTTCTAATTCCAGTTGTATTAGCATCTAAAGATGCAGAACCTATACCGACATTTGAGTGTCCTGTAGTGTTGGCTACAAGTGCAGCTTGACCAACAGCAGTATTGTTAGAAGCAGTTGTATTTGCTTTTAAAGCCGAATCACCTACAGCAGTATTTGAAGTACCTTCTGTAATAGCAGTTCCTGCGTTATATCCAAATGCACTATTAAAGTTTCCTGTGGTATTAGCAATCATAGATAATCTACCTACAGCAGTATTTCTTCTTCCTGTAGTGTTTGCTAATAAGGAACTTGAACCAACTGCTACATTGTCATACCCTGTAGTGTTGGCTGTTAAGGCACTTTTACCAATAGCAACATTATCATCACCTGAAGTAAGTGCTGCAAAAACATCTACACCTACACCTACATTATTATCTGCTGCATCAATAGTTCCTGTAGTCGTATCCCCAAGCATAAATGAACTAGTACCAAAAGTTTTATAGTTTAGTGCTGAACCATTAATAGTTAGTGCGTCTGTTTCTGTAGTTCCATCTACGTCTATAGAACCAGCTAAATCTATGTCACCACTAAAAGTAGCTGTTTGTGCAAAAGTTGTACCACCTCCATCAGCTATAGTTATAGCGTCATCACCATCTGTAAATTCTATTAATGGGGTTTGTATTGCTGATGATGTTTCTATAATGCCACTTGTTTGCAAATTTAAAGAAGCAAAAGCATCAGTTACCTTTGCTCCACTACCTGCACCATCTAAGTAAACCATCTTAGTTGCACCCGTTGGTATAGTTACAGTTGCTCCACTACCTTGCTTTATAATAATAGACTGTGAACCACTTGTTCCATTCTCAATAATATGTACTCTATTTAAAGTATTAGGTGCAATAGTAATCGTACAAGTTGAGTCTAATGTACCTGTATATTTAACATACATAGCCCTTACAGGGTCTGTAGCTCCATCTGCTACTGTAGAAGTATGCGTATCTGCGTTGGTTGTTATGCCTTCTGTTCCAAAGCCTAAAGCTTCGCCAATCAGTTCCAAATTTGTATTCGTTGATGTTCCCCATGTACCCGACTCATCACCGGTTGCAATTTCTTTTAATCTTAAATCATTTACATAAGTTGCCATAATTTTTCCTCTGTATAAATATTAAACCATTTAGGCTGCTACGTCACTCCATGTTGTAGTTTGTGACGAATCTACAGCAGACCATGTGTTATTAACTCCCGGAACTACATCACTCCAAACAGTGACTGTTCCTACTGCTCCTGTAGCTAATACATTGTCTACAGCTACATTAGCATCTGCTTGTACTGTTTCTGTACCTAGTGCAGTTGTTCCGGCAAGACCAGTTATTGAAAGTATATTGACTGTGACAAGTCCTATACTTCCTAAAGCACTTGTACCTGCTACTCCTGTAGGAAATACATTTGCATCACAAGTTACTGTCTCATCCCCAAGACCTACAGTTGATGCATTACCTGATACACCTTGTATAGCAAAACCAGCAGCTACAACTGAGTTTAATGCAGATGTTCCGACTACACCTGTTTCAGTTACATTAGCATCACAAGTAACAGTTTCATTGCCTAATGCAGATGTGCCAGCTAATCCTGTTACAGCTACCTCTACTGAGGTAACACCCCAAGAATCTGTACCCCAACCTGCTCTACCCCAACCAGTTGCCATTTAAATCCTTATGCTATTCTTATAACAGCGTTTGATGCGTCAGCAGTTGGAAACGTAATAGTAAATGAACCTGCTGTAGATGTTTTATCTCCACCAAAATCAAATACAGCTACTGCTGGATCACCCGAAGCAGTGTCATTGAAGATCATACATCCTCTAGCAGTTATAGTAGCAGTGCCAAATGTAAGATCAGCAAAGTCTGTAAATGCAGTTGTGCCTGAAGTTGCAGGATCGACACGTGTAAGTGCGTTTCCTTTGGCTGTATAGTTAGTACCAGTAGCTTCTTGTGAAGTTGTATACGCAGTAGTAGCTGCACTCATAGTAGCACTACTTGTATACAGTGCTAATCTAAATGTGTTTCCACCTGAGTTTTTAAAATTATGCACACCTTCCAATAGTTCTTTCTTGAATGAAGTACACATTGCTTGTGTTATAGCCATTATAGCCTCCTTATAATATTAGCAAGGTCTTTATGTCCTTGCTGTTCTAATTGATTGCATACTGTACATATGTGATTCTTAATAGCTTCACGCATATAGTATCCAATTACCTGACGAGTAGCATCTTTAAATATATGTGCTTGCGCTTTTATACTCTCATCTGCTGTATCGCTTATTGAAATCAGTCTATCAGTTGCCATATCTGCAACCTCATCAACTGTATGTCCTCTATAATCTGTAGTTTTTACACCAAGATTGCCTACTGATATTTCAAATTTATCTGTTTGCATTAGTAAACAATAGGCTCCGGTGGTGTACTTCCATTTGATCTTTCATCTACAATCCATTCTTTAGGATTTTCTCTACCTATTATTCCATGCGGTACCATTTTTTCTTGTACTATCTCAGAATACTTACAAACTTTTAATTCTCCGTTTTCTGCATAAGAAATTACTGGATCGTTTAAACGATGGTAACCATAAAGTTTTTCTTTCATATCTACATTAGCATCTAAAAGATTACATCTTACAGCTACAGCTACATCAATGTCCCTCTCCATGCATTTGCCTAACCAATATTCACAACATGCTCTACCCATTTCAGCAAAGTGTGCATTAGTATTGTAAGTAAAATCTGTACCAAACATACTGATTGTTCCTACATTATTCCAATATGCAAATGCTATAGCATAAGCAACAGTATTATTTAAGTAAGCACATCCTGTATCTTTAATTACAGCTTCTATTGGGTATTCTTCAACAGCAGGAACTCTTGAATCTAGTTCGCAAGAGTAAATAGGATAATCTACTTTAGGTAATTCTTCTCTCATCATTTGTGTCATAGATGCTGCTTCATCAGAATCTAAAAATCTTGACATAGGATCAAGTATAAATGCTCTGTCTGCTTTATTAACTACACCTATCATCGCATTAATAACCCAAACTTCGTCAAACTTCTTGCTATGTAATAAAGAAAAATGAAAATCTATTTGACTCATCCCCATAGCAACTATAGCTATGTGTTTACCTTCTAGTTCTAATATTTTTTCTTTTAACATTATTGCCCTTCTATTCTGTATTGCCCACTTCTATAAGCATCTTTTCTATTTCTACCATCATTTTCTATAATAAGTTTTTCTAATGCATCTTTAAATCTAGTTTCATATGTTTGTAAAACATCAGCTTCACCTTTCATAAATATATATGCTTCAACTAAAGAACCAAACAAAAGAGCATCAGGTGCATTAGTACCAAGCCAACTTGTTCCATCTGATGATGCAGTAATTGATTGTGGTAAATAAAAATAATGTAGTTCTACTGTATACGTTGAGTCAGGAGTAGGTGCTAATATTAAATGTGTATCATCAAACTGTGCATAAAACTCAGGTAATCCTGTATTAGATGCACTAGCCGGATAAGCTTCTCTGATAAAGTTTACATCTTTATTTAAAAGAAAACTGTAGTTACTACTTGAATCAAGAACAGCTAGAGAGTAAGGATATAAAAAATCATCAGGTAATACTAAGTATGGGTTATCAGCTGTGACAGAAGCGGTTTGATTTTTTCTGTAATCAGGTAATTGTACTGAACCATTAATTCTATTCTCAGCTTGTTTTATTAGAGTAGACAGGTTGTTAACAAATGTGGTCTCTGTATTTTCTGTGTAATCTTGTATAGCTGTTTTTAATGTTGTAAATGTAAATGACATTAGCTTGTTGTAATTTTTAAGTTTCCTATATTACCTTTCAGTACCATGTTGCTTAAACTTGAATCACCAAATGCAGAGTTCCATCCACCTATAGGATTGAATCCAAACAATCCTCTACTAGCTTCTAAATCGTTTTGTGGTCTAGGATTCCTGAGTGCTTCTGGATCATTAAGTCTTAATCTACCTAACTGAAGTTGAGGTTGATCTTTATCAAGAACATCTTTGCCAACAAGTAGACCAGTTCTTTTTTGATTTTTAATTTGATTCCTTAAATCTTTTAAAGGATATCTAAAACCAGTTCTATCACATATACCATATGCATGTTTGCCTTTTGCAAATGACATATTAGTAACCTCCCGGAACAAATCTTACAGCTGCTTTGACTCTATTCTCTTCAGAGGCAAGCTTCCATTGTTCTTCGTATTGTTGTTTTAAAAAAGGTATTCTTTGTGAAGCTTCTGGATTCTTCATAGCTAAATAATAAGCTAAGCCTGCTACTAAACATGGCAAGAAAACTTTAGGTATATCTATAGTATTAGAAGCTGGGTTGCCTGCATCATATATTTGTCTAAGTCTATACCAAACTACTTTATAAGTTTCTGAACTATCAGGTATAGGATATAAAGTAAATGTTGTAGTACCACTATTTCTATTTACTAATATTTCATTAGGTCTACCTTGATCTAATTTATTAGGTACATCTGAATATTGTGAAAAAGATATTCTAGTTAAAGCTGTATCGCTTTGTGAATTGCTTTCACCATCATTAGTTCTAAGATGATGTTCTAGTAAATCAATAGTATCTCCTTCTAATGTATATGTAGAAGTACCAGCAGTAAGGGTTGTACTACCTGATTCAACTTGCCATAGATTCAAACCTCTATTAGCCCATTCAAGCATCATAAGATTTATACTACGTCTAGCTGTACGCAAGTCATAGCCAGTACGCATTTCTAAACCAGCTAGTTCAAAAGCTTCTTCTGCTGCTTCTGCTATATCTAAATCAAAACTATTAGTAGTGGCTGTAGCCATATTTTATTTCTTTTTAGGTGCTTTATATCCAGTCATACCACCAGTTCCATAACTTAGCATACCGCCTTCTTTTCTTTTAACTAATTCTTGATAATCTTCAACCATTCCGCCTTCGTCATAGTTGATGACCATATCTTTACCAGTCTTTTTACTTTCTTCTCTTGCAGCTTTCATACCCGATCCATCGTATGAAAACTTTTTATTACCTACATTTGGCATCTTTTACTCCTTATGTTTAAACGTGTTACTATATTTTAAAGTTCCAATATACCATTATCAATTAAAATTTGTCTGTTCTTAAGATGTTCTTCTTCTATATCATCTTTACTTTGTCCAAAGTATTTGACTGCATGATGATTGTCAACCATTGATTGATTTATGTTTACACCATCTACTACTACATCACCTAATACTCTTCCAAATTTTCCTCTTGAATCTTTAAGTTTTGTTTGTATACAAACCTTTTCTCCTTCTTCTATGGCTTTTCTTAAGAAAGCCGAAGCCATTTTTCCTCTAACCTTCTCATCCAAGTTACGAGTACGTGACTCGGGAGTATCAATACCATATAGCCTAACGCGAGACTTATAAAGGATATCAAAGCCAAGGTCCAACACAACATCGATAGTATCTCCATCGACAATTTTTTCAACTTTACAATTATATTCATACATTACCTATACCTCTTAGAAATCTTTGCAGCAGCTTTAGGTTGCTTAGAGAACTGTTTACCTTTTTTTGTATCTGCTCTTTTCTTTTTAGTAGATGCAGCATACTGTTTACTAGACATTGCCTTGATGGCTTTCTCAGGCAAATACCTTTCGCCTGTTTCTTTACTTGGCTTGCCACTTTTTGTTTTCCATTTTTGTTTAGTCCAGTCTTTTAAAGATTTTTGTGACTTCGCTATGCTCATTACTTCTTAGCTTTTACCTTTGCTTTCTTAGACAAGTCTTTGAAGTGAAATAACTTAACACTAGTTTTAGTATGGGTTTTATTAGTGTGTAACTCTCCATTAGGCATTTTGTGAGAACTGCCTTTGTGTTCAGTACCATCCCTTTTGTAATGTTTAACTCCCTTCATTTGTATCCTCCGCCTTTTTCTTTATATTTCTTAGCTAACATTTGTGCTTTACGTGCTGACCATTGACCTGCATTGCCACCTTTAGTACCTGCCTTAATACTTTTGAATAATTTTTTTCTCATATCAGGCTTAGTATAATTACCAGCTTCGTTTACTTTTGATTTGTTTTTTTTGTCTGCCACTTGTTTTTTTATTTGTGTCCTACTAATTACCATTTAACTTTATGGCTCCAATATCTAGCACTAAATTTATCAGGGTTAGAATCTTGTGCATTATGTCTTGCATAATAACTTTTCTTACGTGCTTTATCTTTTTTTGATTTAGGATTTTTTCCTGCACCACTAACACCTTGTTGTCCAAAGCGAATAGTTTTTGTTTGTTCGCCTTTCTTTGCAACAACTACATGTGATTTAGTTTTATGATTAGGAGTACGTTTAGGTTTATTGTATCCACTAACTCCTGCATTTTTAAGCTTGGAGTCTTTAGCCATTAATCTTCTCCTTTAAACTTTTTACTTTGTCCGGATGTGCCAGCGTAAATGCCAAAGACAGCAGCCATAGCACCTACAACTATAGATACAAGACCTGCTTGTTCAAGATTAGGTTCAGGTATTTCCATAAACCATGTGACTACTTTGTAAAGCAATATGATGTATACAGTAACAAATGCTCTTGGAAATATTCTCCATGCATCTATCGTCTTGGCAAGATGTATCCATTTTTGAAATGGATTGTCACCAGAAGTATTTGCATTAGCATCTATCTCTACTTCAAGATTAATTTTCTTTTTTACAGATTCTTCCATCATATAAATTTAATATAAGCTACTGCAACAGAGACTAAACCATAAAGACCCCATAGCATATTTTCTATCCTAAGAAACTTCTTACTGCCTTCGTCAAGCCTACGCTCTATGTATTCATAACGTAGAGCGTATTCTCTTTCTAAACCGCTTAGACGTGCTTCTAAAGGTAAATTGTTATCAGTATTTACTGACTTCGACATTACGCTGTAGTAGCAGTATCGTAAGTTTTATTTGCCCAAATAATGATGCTATAGGTATCTCCGCTGGTATGTCCAACAGTAGTTAACAATAGATCACCATTTTTCCCACTACCTGCATTATTAGGTATTCCCGGCAAACTTTTACTACTCCAAGTAAAATCCCAAGTATCAGTTTGATCTGCTCCTGCTTCTAATATAAATACGTTTGAGGATGCATTCCAAAATAATTTGAAACCCATACCTACATTACTAAACCATATTCTATTTATATTGATACCTGAACATGCTTGACCATTAATACCTGCGGTTAAAGCAGATACATCAACTTTAGCAACATTACTTTCACCAGTGCCATCACTAATATTAGTTAATTTAACTATTAAGTTTTTACCACCATCGTCTAAGATAGTTTGTGTTGTTACTGCATCAGCCATTTATTGCTCCTAACTTAGATTCATATTAATGAGTGAGTACTCTGTATTAGCTGATACAGCCATTACATCGCCTACTTCCATTAATACGTTATCTGTTGCCGGTGCAACGCCACCTGCTGTACCACCTGAACGAACCGCTGCATTACCTACAACTAAAGTTCCTACAGTTAATAAAGCTGCTGGTCCTGAAATTACTGCCCAACCATAATAATCTGCTGTCATGTCAATTACTGTAGCACCCATTAAAGCACCTGTTTCTGCTGCTGGTGCAACAATAAGGTCATTAGAAGGGTCAGCTAATAGTGTTAACTGTGAGTTAGTTGTAAGAGCAGTTGCTAAAGCGTCATAGCAAGTAATAACAATAGAAGGGTCTGCTGAGTGATCATGTGCTGGATTAGATTTAACTCTAAGCATTTGTCCTTCACCTGCTACATCATTAACCCAAAGATAACCATTTGCATATTGATTAAGAGTTATATCAGTCCCACCTGTTTCCACAGATATTGCAGTTTCACCTGCTGCTACAGCTGCTGTTGCAGACATGTTAGCGTGGTCAGAAACTACTGCTGGTTGTTGTAAAAGTTTACCTGCTGTTACCGCAGTTCCACCTATTCCAACATAACGATAAGTATTATTACCATAGATTAATTTAGAACCTAATGGGAATAACTGTGTTGCGCTCTCTGCATAAGGGTTAGCTGTGGCATATTGACTACCACCTTTACCTACAATTAGATCAGCTGGTCCAAAACCTGCTGCTGCAACATATTGAATATGTCCACCATCATCAGTAAAGATATTACCATCAGCGTTTATTACTAAACCATCAGTAACTGCGCCAGTTGTAGAATTGATATCAATGGTTTTAAAACCATTCTCGGACCTGACCGGTCCATTAAAAGTTGAATTTGCCATAATTAAGTCTCCTTAATAAATCTATTGTCTTGGCTTGTCTGCTAGGGCAGTCAATAGATTAAAAAATTATCCCTAGAAAGGGTAGGGGAGTATATATCATTTCAACTCCCCTAAAGTTACTAGCTTGATCCCGAAGAACCAAAAGCACCTAGTGGATCGGATACTCCAAAGGAATACCTTTCTCTCGCTTTGTACCTTACATTGCCAGTGTCAAAGTCACCATCCATGCTTGTTTCTAATGGAGTACGTGCAAAGTGCTTAAAGCCATTTGGTACGTCTGTCATTATAAAGAAAGCGTTAGTATCTGTGAGGAAGTGATTTACAACGTAACCTTCAGGAATGCTGCCATTCGCTTTAAGTGCGTTGAGATCGTTATCAGCTGTTGCTGGTCTTCCATCAGATTCTAGGATACGTGAAGCAGTGAACATTCCAGCTGGAGGAACAATTAACTTACGTGGTTTTGCTGCTATTAACAGTCCACGTTCGTCTGTCCATCCTGCTATTTGAATCACAGCATTCTCTAACGAAGTTTCGTTAAGGTCTGCTTGTGTTGCAAATGTATTGGAGTTTGTTCCACCTGACACCAAAGGGTGTGCAGTTGAAAATAAATCTACTCCATCGCCAGAATTGAAGTTACCACCAGAAAATCCTTGGTTAAGAGGATTTGCGGCTTTAACCTGCTTTGTGTAAGCCATGCTTCTCGCAAGTGCTTTCGTATAACGTGCTGATAGCGAATCATAAAGATTATCTTCCATCGCTTCTTCAGTTATAGAAAAGCCCATTCCGATTGTTTCATGGTTATAACGAGTGCTAAATGACTCTTGTGCAGTATCATAATTGATTGCTGAACCTTCGTCTTTAACTGAAGCTTGACCAAATCCACTTAACTTAACTTCTTCTTCAAACGATCTGTCTGAAGTTTCTGTTTCGTAAACTTGCTCATGCTCATTCTCGTACTTAGCATACTCTAATCCAAACAGGGCGTTTAAACCCGGAAGGAGTTCTTTAAGTAACTGCGCTCTTGAAATTGCCATTTCTTATTCTCCTTTATATGCCAGTTGTGTTACGCATCAGATGACCCGCATTAAACTTAACAACCAAGTCAGTGAACGCATCACCGGCTGTGTTATCAGATTTAGGCGAGATATCTACTATCCTTACAGGAAGTGTAGCTGTTGTTGCAGCTATAGTAGAGATATCTACTGCATTCTTACTTGTTCCAATAGCTGTAGTACCAGCAGTTTGAACAACAGCAACATTATTTCCGATTACAGTCTGAGCGGCTGAGCCGTCTGATTGCATTTCGAAAAGAACATCAGGGTCGTCCAACACGTAGGCTGACGTATCAGACGCTACTGTGCTTGCTGGATAGTATTGAGAAAAAGTTTTCTGGCTTGTATTTGGATCGGTATAGGAAACACCAAGGAAAATTCCTATAGGAGTGCAAGCTGTTGTGCCTGTGTCTTTTTCAACACTGCCGGCTGCAACAAGTTTTACAAAGTCCCCATAGAAAATGCTAGTGCCATAGTTGGATGCTATGCTGTAATGTCTTACCTTTCCAGAAAAAGAACCATTGGCGGATAATGTGCCGACTGGTCTCGCTCCGTAAGGAGTTGCTGAACTACTCATTTTATATACCTTTTATACATAAATTAAACAAAAAAGATGATAATTATTTACCACCTTTGCCAAAAGTAACCTGTGACTTCCTTTCTTTAAACATAGGCATAGCAGGGTTTTCTTCCCTCATGTAGTTAGCATCTAAAGCAGTCATCTGTTGATCAGCCATATTAGTATAATAATCGGCTCTCTTCTTGATTTCTTCTTCAGGTGCTTTACATAAAAGTAGTCCGCCTACTTCTATACCACCATCGAATTGCGAGTTAGTATCCCTAACCATTTGCAACTCAGGGTGATCCTCTGCTTTGACTGGTACCCATCCTTCTCTGAACTTAGTAGATACATTCATATTGTCAGACTGTCCAGCTGATGCTGTACGTATCCAACGAAAAACATAACCCTGTTCAGGATTAGGATCAGGTAACAAGTTTGGTGGAGTCCAAGGTTTGTCACGTTGATCAGATTCTCTCGATTCTAATTCACGTGGGGTGCGCTCTTGATCTTTATTTTGATCTTTTTCTAACTTATCCATTATCTTTGCTCCTTCGCATATTGTGATGCGTATTGCTCTGGTGTAAGTCCAAGTTTCTTGGCGAGAGTTACTTGAGTCTTAGTTAACTGCACTATGCGCTGTTTGGTACTTGCTCTATTGGCAGGTGCCACCACAGTCGAGGGTCGCTGTGAAGATGCAGTATTATCTTCAAAGCGTTCGGGAAATCTATTTTTCATTGCTTCATCTACTCTGCTATAGTAAGTTTCGGAATCCCTTACAGGATCAACACCTTCTCTTACTAACTTAGCATGCATACCATATGCTAAAGCTGTCATATCCTCATCGCCTGCACGTTCAAACCAAGGATTACTCCTTATATATTCAGCAGCAGATGGGTCTATTTGTACTTGCTGTTGTGGTGCTGGTTGTGCATATTGAGGTTGTGAATATTGTTGTTGAGGTGCAGGTGGTGTAGGTGCTTGCATAGTAGGTTGATAGTTCTCTACGTATGACTTATCAGCGTAAGCTGCACTTAATTTCTCTTGTGCTTGTAATAGCTTGTCTGTGTCTCCTGACTCATATGCGTTCTTATATTCACTCTTGGCTGAATCTATTTCAGTCGTTGTTTTAGTTTTTAAACTATTTATTAAGGCACCTTCACTTTGAGCAACTGTAGTTTTAAGTCTTTGGTTTTCTTCTTGTAGTTGTCTTGCTACATTTATAGATTCGTCCCTAACTTTTTGCGCTGCATCTGCTCTTCTTTTTTCTTCGTGAAAGTCGTACTTAAGTTTATCAATACGTTTTTTAGTTCTTTCACCAATGCCTTCTATCTCTTCATCGACATCGCTATCACTAGCTTGTCTTGGTGGTTTCTGATCTTCCTCTGGACGATCATCAATCACATCTACTTCTATATCAGGGATAGGCACTTGTACCTCCGTACTGGGGGCAAGTTCCAAATCTTCTGTCATAGCTTGTGCTTCTTCCATCATGCTTTTTCTATTCCTCTAGGGTCATCTACAACAGCCTCAACAGTATCATCGTTGATAAGTCTAAATTCTTTGCCATGAATATTCATGCGAGTACCACTATATGATCTCATAATAATAAAGTCGCCTTCCTGACAGTATGGACCTGTCGGAAATCTACTTTCATTTTTATAACAATCTGGTCCCATCTTAAGAACAAAACCCACAATGGATGCTGTCTCCTCTCTTTTTCTATATTGATCTGCAATAATAATTCCACCATCTGATTTTTCTTCGTGTTCAGGTAGTGCTATTAATATTTTATATCCTTGAGGTTCGGGAAGTTGGGTAGCTTCTGAAGATTCTTCTTTATCTACTTCTTCCTTTTTTACTGCTTCTACTGTCATAAGTTACCTTATGTTGCGTCAAATATATAAAGAGTCTGACGTTCTCTTACCTTTCACCATGAAAGGTGCGTATTAACTACCTGAAATAACTTTATTATATTTATCAGTTATCTCTCGAAGGGCAATACGTAACCCTTCTATCTTGCCTTTAAGGTGGTAAAGTTCTGTTAGGTCCTTTATTTCTCCATCTATAACGACTTCTGTGATTCTATTTATCTCATCGTTTAAACTCTGTGTCAAGTCTTCTGTAAACTTTATGTCAACTTCCATTAGTCTTTAAGTAAAGTCTCTGTTATTTTTCTTCCTATCTCTGCACCTTTAGTTCTTTCTTGTGCAGATACTTTTGATATATCACTACCTATCTTAGCACCAGCCATATTCAACTCAGCTTCTATTTTAATTCTTTCAAGTTCATCTTTCATTCTAGCTTTCTCTAAGTCAGCTGCTATACGTGCTTCATCAGTTTCAACTTTGCTTTGTGCTGCTTGTGCTTTGATTGCAAGTTCTTGTTGTTGCATCTGTAGTACAGGGTCTTGTGCTTGTTCTTCTTGTTGTTCCATCTGTGCAGCTTGCATGTTCTTACCAAGTAATTGTTGCGCTGCTGCTGCCACTAGAGTTGATAGTCTTAGTTCTATCTCAGGTGGCAATGGTTCACCAACTGGTGGTAGTTTAGTTCCTATCTCTTCTTCTATCTGTCTTCTATATTCGAAACCTATATGTTCAATAATGTGGTTACTTAGTGCAGCTTGTATTGCATCAGCATTGGGTGCTTGTGCAGCCATTTCTTGTATCTTGGGGTCCTGCAACATAGCCATATGAACTGTAATATGCGAGGCATGGTCTTGATATTCAAATGCTTTAACAGGTTTGCCGTTGAGTATGTCCATATTCTCGGACACAGGGTCTGTTGGTTGTATATCATCTTCAAGAGGTACGATATCTTGTGGGTCACGTATGCCTAATACCTCTAACATCTGTCTATGTAGCTTGGGTAGGTCGTATAACTGCGGTGCAGACTGTGCAAGTTGCAATGCTGCTTGGTATTGCATGATTCTTTGCGCCATAGTTGCTGCATTTGGGTCTGATACTGGAATTACATCCACTCTTTCGTCAAAGTCTACTGCTTTTATAGCAGATTCCCCATCTACCTCGTACTCATAGTCCGCAGGCATGTAATCTTTGATGATATCGGACAGAATTCCTAGTTCTTGGCGCATAGATGCGTGTAATCTAGCTTGAATTGCGCCCATTACCTTCATATTGCGCTCTAATAACGCTAAAGTTGTACCAACTGGAGCCTGATTGTTCATATCAGACACCTTAAGGTCGGTGATAGAGGCAAATCTACGCCCTTCTTCCACTATGTTGCCCAATAATTGGTACAAAGTACCTGATGGTTCCTTATATGGGAGGAAAGTTATGTTATCTCTGATGCTTCCACCCGGAATATCTACATCACGGAACTCTCCGGGATAGATTGGGGTGTCATCACCTTTGATTCTTAGACCTCTAGTCTTCAAACCACCCGGAAGATTGGCTAAAGTACCTGCATCAACCAGTTGTCTGAGCAAAGATGTAGCTGATTTAGCTAATCCACCCACCATGTGTATCAATCCAAACCCATAAAACCCTAATCCGGGCATATATTTGTAGTGAACAAAGTGTTGTCTACGTTCTTTCATGGGGTCAGACTCTAAATAGTTACGTCTAATTGATAAAACTTCGCCTGATCCTTGGTCTATAGTCACTACATAGGGTAATGCTATGCCTGTTTTGTTTCCATTACGCTCATCTTCAAACCCTTCAAGGTCTAAATCAACATGCATTTCAAGAATGGTATGTAATCCATCCTTGCTATAAGAATTTAAATCATATTCAAAGTTAGGACTGTCACCTGCTAGTTCTGCATACTTGGCTCTGATTCTATCTGTACCAATACTAGACTGTGGTAACTCTATCTCTCTATAGAATCCAGCATACTGTAACTTTAAAATATCATTCAAAGTCATACGCATGATGTGTGTAGCACGTGCAGCTGTTCTTAAATCAGAAGCACCATAGCTAACTACAAAATCTTCTGCGGGTATAAACATAGAACATGGTCTTTGCATGTTTATGTCATAGTAAATCTTTTTAAATGCAGAACCGGCTAGTGGCAAACTAAACAACATGTTTTCTGTTTCATTCCTATACTCTTTCATTTCTTCTGTAAGAAGATAGTTCATATAGTCTTGAACTCTTTTACCTTGTTGTTCTTTTTCGTCTGTAACTTTGCCAACGATGTTAGTTCGTACAGGACCTGCTGCTGGAAATATTTCTGTTATGGCTTGTGATTGAAAACGTACAACTGCTTCTGCTAGAAGAGGATGATATACACCACAGGCTCCCGACCAAGGTTCATTACGTTCTTCTATTTTTAAACCGAGGTTGTCTAAACCTTCTGTGTAAGTTCTTTCCCAATCGGACCTTGAGTCTTTATCTGATTCAAAAGCAGATACAAGTTCGTGTCCTAAGAAAGATAAATCTTTTTCTGATAAGAACTCAGAGAGATCAGCATCAAAAGGTATTTGCTCATCCATAGATGTAGGATCAAAATCAATTAACATCCCCCCATCTTCAGTCTCTATTGAAACCGCTTCAGGGTTGACAACAGTTATATCAACATTTTCTTCTGCCATTTATATCATTTTAAGCATACTAATAATATTTAGCAACCCTATCCGATACTTCTTCATAGTCGTGATCATCATGTTCAAGTGTTATAAATCCACCTTGTCTAAATCTAAGTAAAGCTTGTGTTGATGAGTCAACCAAGTCATCGTGATCGCCAACAGGAAATGAGGCGAACTGTTCAACAACTTCTTCTGCCCATCTTTTCTTTGGATACCAAACAGTACCCGATGCAAATAAATCTGCTACAGCGTTTACACGTGCAATCTTATCGTTGCCCCTAGAAGGTGTAAACTCTTGTACAGGTATACCTATTGCTCTCAATTCAAATATCAAAGGTGAGCCTGCTGCTTTAGCCTCTACTATGAATGAATCCGGCATCCAAAGTTGATGTTCTTCATAGGCTCTACGTTTCAATTCAGGAAACTCTAATCTTTCTTGGAATGCATCTAGTAATATAATCTGCGGTGCAGGATATCCATTCTCACCTTCTTTATAAAATACACCCCATGTTGTACAAGCTGAATAGTCTGATCGTTGTGTTTTTAAGAAAGCGGTATCCCATGATTGAATAATGAATTCACATCTTGGTGGTTCTTTTTCTTCCCACTCTTTCCACCACTCACGTTTTACAATCGCACTTTCTTCTGACACAGGGTTCTGTTGATACTGCGCCTCCCAATGCGATATGGGTAAGGTTGCCTTAATCTTCTCTAGTTCATCTACCTTCCAGTATTCTTCCCATAGACTTCTGCCTGATGGCAATATAGCTGGTAGTTCAATCACTTCCCATTCATCACTGTTATCTCTTGTAGCTGCATCCTTCAGTATTGAGCCACACAAGTCTTTCTTACCCCACCTAGTCATAACTATAATGATTGCACCACCCGGCTGTAGACGCTGTCTAGGACCGCTTAGATACCAGTCATATGTGTTTTCGAAAATTTTTGGATCAGCAGACTGTCCTTGTTGTTCTGAGTGAGGGTCATCAATAATCAACAAGTCCGCACCACGTCCCGTTACCGCACCGCCAACTCCGATTGAAAAATATTCACCGCCACCCGATATGTCAAATCTACCCGCAGCTTTAGAATCGAGATTTAAAGTTACGTCTGGAAATATATCCTGATAGTCCTCGCTATCTATTAAGTTACGGACCATACGACCAAAGCGCAGAGATAGTTCCGCAGTATGAGAAGCCATGATAATCTTCTTATGAGGTTGTCTACCAACTATCCATGCAGGTAGTAACCACGATGTTAACTGTGACTTACCAAACCTTGGTGGCATATTTATCATCAGGCGTTTACATTCGCCATTAGCTACACGTGTGAAAGCATCCGCCATCTTCTTATGATGAGAACCGCACATGAATTCTTGCCATACAGTATCGGCAAAGTCTAAAAAGCTATCTTGAGATCGTTCTCTTATTACAGCTTTCTCTAAACCTACCACAAGGTTGTCTAGTTCTTTTCTTTGAGGTTCATTCAGTAAAGCAAGCTTATCTTCTGTAAGCTGACTCATAACCTTATCAAGTTGTTTCTTTGATATGCCCATATGTATTATTGTAAACCATGTTACAACTCTATATACTTGAGTGCAAGGGTATCTCCAGAGGACTGTCTTACACTCTAAACATCCAGTCCACACCCTAGAGGCTAGTTTGATCACCCTATGAGCAATAAGACTAGCCTCACCTCCATTTTTTTTGCAAAATTTTTCTAGCCATATGAACCTAGAGCGTTTATCTGAACTAGGGGGGGTAGGGGTATGTAAATGCTTTGTTAAATAAAACTCATTTTTTACTGTGTAATTATTTGGAACAGTATGTATATGTGTGTGGGCGGAGTCCCGCTTGTGTACAGGGGGGGTGGGGGTGCGGAACTGCGTGCCTAGTCCTACAGGAAAGAGTGTAAACACTCTGGTATAACTACATGCTACAGTTCAGTGAAGTTTAAACAGCTTAGTGTAAGGATTTATCCTTATCCTCTGAATCTTTGCCAAGGAGTTTACTGATGCGTAGCATTATCTCATCTGAGGTTTCCTTATTAGTGTCTGAGACTTCTAGTCTCTCTGTATATAAGTTGGCAACTTTTCCTCTGTAGTGTTCAGCAGTTACTGCTGAGCCTATCTGTCCTGTATCAACGGCTTTATCTCGTAGCTTTGCTAGCTGATCAAGGTGTGATTCCCTGTCAATGAGACTTCTTGTCTCTTGCTCTGCCAATATCCTAGAGACTTCGTCTTGTATATCAGCTTTTTTGGACAACCGGTAGCCTTGCTTGTCTGCGCTAGTTCCTGCCTTGTAGCCTGCTAACTCTGCGCTCTTGCCATTGGAATAGCCTTTAGCCTTATACCTAGCAAATAAGCGTTCTTTGACGCTTAGTGTACCTATGGGATTCTTTGTCTTTTGATCTGTCATAGAGGTATGGTAAACCATACCTTTTCGTAGATCAATACGATTCCTTCGGCAACCCCACATTCACCTAGGAGTTGACGTGCATAATGTCCATGAACTAGAATGGTGGCTGAAATGGTAGGAGGATAGGTTTAAAACCCCCTGAACGTAGTGAAGGGGGTTTAAACCATATCCCCCAACAACAACAACTGGAGAATGATATGGAAAATGTA